GTGTACGGCCACACCACATCCGACGGGCGGTCCTGAACGAACGTCAGCGTCTGGCCGTTCCATACCGGCATACAGCGCATCGCCGAGCAGAAATCACTGAGAACGTCCCACGCCTTACGCTGTTGTGACAGGTACGCATTAAAGGTCATCCGCGGCTCTGTGCCCCCGAAACCATCCGGCACCGTCTGGTCGCAGTACTGCCCGATGGCATACAGCGCCCACTTGTCAACATCCGCCGCCCCCAGGCGTTTTCCCATTCCGTAGCGCGGGTGGGTCAGCATGTCCCACAGACACCAGGCCGGGTTATTGCTGTATGCCGGTTTCAGGCTGCCGTCCCAGATGCCGCTGTAAGTGCGTTTTTCCGGGTCATAGTTTGACGGCACCTGGATGATGCGACCTCGGATATGGTAGTTCACCGTCATCTGCTGACCGCCAAACTGCTCCGCATCCACCTGCAGCCCCACAATCGCCGTGTTCGGGTAGCACTGTTTCACATCGATGATTTCGGTGTATGACGACCAGAGCGTCTTATTCTGCAGCTGGTCCGGGGTGCTGTCCGCTGTCTCCCGGACCATCCGGATGTTAAAAGGACGGGGAGGCAGATTATCCAGAATCACCGACGCCAGGTACTGTGAGGTGGTCTTGCCGTTAATGGTGACATCCTTTTCCGTCACCCAGTTACCGTTACGCTGCAACTGAATCAGCAGCCGGACAGAAGAGGGATTACGGTCGCCCTTTGAGGTGGTCTCCAACAGTGACTGCACCCCGAAGGTGACCCGCAGGCGGTCAATGTTCGCGGACGTAATGGTGCGCGTTACCGGCTTTGCCTTCGTCACTTCCACGCCCAGTCCGGTTTCAGCTCCGGAGGACTCAAAGCCTTCCAGTGGTGTCTGCTCCTGCTCCCCGGCACGCCAGACCGCGGTCACACCGTGTATCACGGGATTACCGTCCGTGTCCGTCAGCGGGGTTTTGTTCACCAGGATACTCTGCAGTCCCTTCACCGGGCCTTCTATCGGTCCCTCACCAATCGCATCAATCACACTCATCATCTGCGTGGATTTGAGATTGTCCTTCGCCTCGCGCGGTGTGTGCGCCCTGCCGCCACCTTTACCCATAATGTTCCTCTCAATTGGTATTATTAATCGCAGTGATAGGATATTGCACAGCTATTGCGCGATATCATCAGAACGCTGTTTGTTACCCTGTAACCAGCAAGCTCAGTCTGTTAACGGAATTAATGAGGGTTTTATGAAATGTAAAATCATTGCTGCCATTGCCATGCTGACAGCAGCATCATGCGGATACGCAGCAGAACAGGAAGTCCCAATGAACCTTGTCAGTGCTGACGGAAAAGAAGTCAGCATTGGAAAAATAACCATTCAGGAGACCCCCTACGGTCTGCTGTTCACACCAGCCCTTCACTCTCTGTCTGAAGGCATTCATGGTTTTCATGTGCACGAAAAAGGAAATTGCGCCCCGGCACTGAAAGACGGAAAACCGGTCGCAGCATTATCGGCTGGCGGTCACTTTGACCCGAAAAACACCGGCAAACATCTTGGCCCCTGGTCTCCGGATGGACACCCGGGCGACCTCCCTGCGCTGTTCGTGACGCATGACGGAAAAGCGAACTACCCGGTCCTGGCCCCGAGACTGAACTCATTAAAAGAGATTAAAGGGCGTTCTCTCATGCTTCATGCTGGCGGTGATAACCATCATGACCATCCGGAGCCCCTGGGCGGTGGTGGTGCGAGAATGGCCTGCGGCATCATTCAATAATCAGTCAGGTAAGGGGCGGGCCCCTTACCTTTATTCCTCAGGACGATAAATCCTTTCTCCCTGAAAAGAACGGCACATCCTCCCTCTCTGAGTTAATGTTTTTGTCGTGACATAAGAATAATTCCTTACACTCAATCTTCGTAACGCTCCCGCAGTTCCGCAACACTGCGGGATTTTTTTATTCTTTTTACCCCTGCCGCCCGATAACCACGACCTTTCCGCCCCCGCCTTCATCACGGGTACTGATGTCCTGGGATATACGGCGGGAGCCAACCAGCATTTCCCCGTAAGGCACCGGCATCGGGTTACCCTGGGCAATCATGTTATCCAGGGAGGAAAAGTACGTGTTCTGTTTACCGTTATCCGTGCTTTTGTACTCCGGTGTTTTTGCCTTCGGGGCCAGCATCTGGGCCACACCGCCCAGTATCATGCTGGCCCCCAGTGAAAACAGCATCGTGGTGGCAGAAAAACCACCGGCACTCAGGGCTGTACCCCATAACGCCATCGAGCCTCCGGCCGTGAAGAAAGAGCCCACGATGGCTGCCGCCCCCAGCACAATCTGCAGTCCACCCTTTCCGGCCCCGGCCAGTCGCGGCACAATGTGGATGACCGTTCCCTCACCCAGCTGTTCGTGAAGACGGGCATACACCGCCTCCGGTGCCGTGTCATCACCGGCAATACGTATCTGGTACCAGCCTTCGTTCATCTGACGGCGAAAGCCCGGCATCTGCATCGACAGGGCGCGAATGGCTTCCGCTGCCGTGTTCACATACAGGCTGAGGCGGCGGCCAAATCGTTGTAAATCCCCGTGAAGGCAGATGCGTGCCAGTGGCGGTGACGCCAGGCTGAATGCGTTCGTCGTTGCCATTTTTCGGAATACCTCTCCCGTTTACTCAGTTGTTCAGGCAGATGGTGAAGCAGCTCACCGTTGCCGCAGTATATGGCGGCATGATTGGCCACCGATGCGCCAAAGCAGCACAGCAGGATATCGCCAGGCTGTGCGGAAGGCAGGGAAATCCTGTAAAAACCAGTCGCCTCCATATTGTCCAGGTACAGGTTCTGACCGTTGCGCCACCAGTCATCCTCACGCTCAAAATCCGGCATATCAATTCCCGCCAGATGGTAGGCATCCCGGAACAGCGTGTAACAGTCCGTCACCCCGTGCTCAAAGCGCCGTCCTGTCAGATGTGGCACACAGCGGAATTTATGAATTTCCCCCCGGCAGACCAGCCACCAGGACAGTGCACTTTTTATCTGCAGCCGCCGGTCGGCCTCGCTCAGCCAGGGCAGACCACCGGGATGACTGTGGACCAGTGCCACAATCTCCCCCTGCATCTCTGCCCGCAGCCAGTCTTCCGGTGCAATACGAAAATACGCCTCCGGCTCTGCAGAGATATTCACACAAGGGATATACCGCTCCCCCTCCGGCGTTCTCACCACGAAGCCGCACGACTCCGCAGGCACACACCGCCGGGCATGCGCCAGAATCGCTGATTCTGTCTGTGTCATTGGATTTACTGCGAAAGTTTGTTAATGGAAAGGAAACCGCCAAAATTGCCGACATTCCTGCGCAGTTCACACCCGCGCATGCACTTGCTGCATCTGTCCTTACGGATATCCGTGGTGGGGTTGTCGAACTCATCCGCCACCGCAGGACCGTTATACCCGCATTCATCTCCCCGGTAATCCCACATACAGGTGTTCGCCAGCATGATGCGACCAGGAAACAGCGCCCCGTCCGTCTCGGTCGGTGTCGCCAGCACAAACGAGGCCGTCATGGCCGTCAGCTCTGACATCTGCTCCACCACCCAGCGGTCGCTCAGCTCCTGCTCCGGGTCCGCTTCCGGATTGCCCGCCACAAAATTCACCGCATCCAGAAAACGGGCATACACCCGGCGGCGGACCACCGTGGCCCCCACCAGGCTCTGCAGGTCCTCCGCCATCCCGGTGACCAGACCGAACAGATTCGACACCGTCAGCGACGGGCGGGCACTGCTGCCCTTCCCGTTCATCTCAAAGCCACTGCCGTCAATCGGGTATGCCTGATATTGCCGCCCCTGCCAGGTAACCGCCTCCCCTTTTTCATTCAGCGCATTGCAGAAAAAATACCGCTCACCACCCTGCACCGTCAGGTCAATTTCCCAGAGCACCACCCGCGGTGACTGCTCTGATTTAACCGACTCGTTCAGGCTTTCTTCGTGAATATCCTGCATCAGTTCACCACCTGCTCTATCGTGCAACTGAAATCACTGTACCGGGCATTATCCGTGACACTCCACTCACGGCACACAACCCTCACCGTCCGGTTATGTTTCGGCGGTCGCCACAAAAAGGCACGGTAACCACCATGCCACGATAAAAACTCTTCCAGCCAGCGCCGGGTTGACTCATCCGTCACCCGGAACACCGCCTGAAACGTCTTCAGTTGAGGATTCAGCCCTGTGGGGCGGCGCTGTTCATAACCGTCACCAAACCGCACCCTCACCACCGACGGCTTCTCACTCACCTGCATCCCTTCACGCGGGACCAGATGCAGCGTTTTTATCTCAGCCACTCAGTATTCCTCCGTCACGTCGCATGGACAGCATCACCGCCTGCACCCGCTGGTCAATCAGTTGCACAAGGCTGCCTGCCGCCTCCGGCCCTATCTGGCCATTAGTCCCGTCATTCTGAATGGCGATATGGTAGACCGGGGAATACACCAGGCCCGCACTACCGTTCATACTGCCCACCGCTCGCACACCCAGCGAGCCATCCGCCGCCCGGGTCAGGGGCATAATGGCTTCAGGACCGGCCTCCCCCATCAGCCCGGCCCCTTTTGCAAAGGCAAAGTACGTGGGCGTATCCACAATACTGTTGCTGTACGCACTCAGGTTTGCCGAGGTATACACGCCGCCTTTTGCATTGGCCACCGCCCCGCCCAGCCAGTCACCAATGCTGCCGAGAAATCCTCCCGCACCGGACATACCGTTTGCCGCCGTCTTAATTCCGTTGACAATCGCGGCATTCATAAGAACTTTTGATATTTCCTGCAGTACGGATGAGGCCCAGTTGCGCCATTCCACTTTGTTTCCGTTCAGCATCTCCGTGATGTTATTCACCAGTCCTGAAATCCCCTCCGTTGCCAGCTGTGCTGCCTGAGAGGCGTAATCGGATGCATTGTCCACCCAGTTACTGAATCCCTCCTGCAGCCCTTTCTGCCAGTCCGCACGCTGCACATCCGATTCGGCATAAAAGGCTTCCTGCTCTTTCAGACGTTCACTCAGATACTGTGCATTCTGCGCCAGCGCCTGTCTGTAAAAATCCTCACTGATATCCCCGGTCTGATACTGAGACTGAAGGTCCGCATCCTTCTGGCGGAAACTGTCGCGGATCTGCTGCAACTCCCGCATGCGTTCACGGAGCCGCTCTCCCTGCCCGTACCCCAGCAGTTCCGCTTCATTTGATGCACGCGCAGCCACATTATCATTCTTCAGGGTCTCTTCCCGGGACCGCAACTGCTCCCGGATTTTTTGCTGGTCAATCAGGGCCGCATTGCGCAGCAGTTCCTGCTTCTGCATCTCCGTCAGGGTTTTCAGTTCGCCCTGCGCAGTCTGGTATTTCAGCTTCGCCAGCTCTGTATTCTGCCCCGCAAGTGCCAGTTGCTCTTTCTGCTGCTTCAGCAGCCGGGAAAAACTGTCTTCCGCTTTTTCCGTCTCTGATTTTCCACCCCGGGATTTGGGTTTATTCGCCTCGTTATTGCGCCAGGCTTCCAGGGCATTACTGATATAACGTTGTCTCGCCTCCTGATACGGTTCACCCACAAAACCGAGGTCATCCGCCGCATACCCCAGTCGGACACGCTCTTTTTCTTCCCCTTTCAGTCTGGACAGGGCCAGCTCACGCTCTGTTTTTGTCAGGGCACTCTGCTGTTTATCATCCAGAGTGGCCTGTGGCAGCCGTAACGGCACATTCACCAGTCCCTGCCGCTGCTGAAGCAGTTCATTCCCCAGCCCCAGCAGACGGTTGAATTCCGTATGCTGACCGTTCATAACCAGCATGGACTGGTACACCTTATTCTGCTCTGCCGCCTGCTGACGAATTAACGCCACACGACGGTCTTCCAGCCCGGCAAGCACATCCTGAATGGACTGCGCTTTTTCCTGCATCTGTGCCAGACGGGACTGCTCAACGGCAAGCTGCTCTGTTGCCTGAGAAAGCCCTTCCGTCACGGTCTTCACCGATGTCAGATGGTTTATCATGAATCCGTCACCGGTTGTCCAGCCAGGGTTAGCCAGAACATACTGATATCCAGCGATTTTTTCCTGCAGGGATTTCACCCGACTGGCCTGTTCATCAATCAGCCGGTTCTGCTCTGTCAGCGCCGCCCGTGTTCGTCCTTCATTATCTGAGGCTTCAGGCAAAGACATTGACGGCGTTTTATGCGCGATTTCATCTATCGTCAGTGCATACTGGCGCGCAGACTCCCTGGCCTGCTCCTGATTCTGGTACAGCGTGTACCATGCTGCAGCCCCCAGCATCACCAGTCCGGGTACGCCACCAACCAGCCCCAGCGCACCGCTCATCAGACGTGAGCCCACCGCCGTTGTACTGTTCAGCGCATTCTGGGCGGCGCTTCTGGCAGCAATATTTCTGTTCAGGCGTTCCTGTGTGGCCGCCAGACGGGCCTCTGCAGCAATCTGCATCTCCGTCCCGCGGGCTGCCGCCACGGCCTGCTGAGCACGGTACACGGCTGCCCTTGCCCGCGCCGTGGCAATCTGCGTTCCCCTGAACTGTGCTTCCGCCAGTGCAACTTCATTACGTGCAGCCGTCACAAGTCCTGCCGTGGCAGACATCGCTCCGGAGGCCATATTGCCAAAGTACCGGGCAACCCCGACGGCAACCAGCGCGCCCACGGCTGTTGCCACATTATCAATCTGTCCGGCAACACCGTTCAGCATGCCGGAGAGCGTTTTTGTCACCCCGCTGGCCTCATTCGCACCGCCCACCCAGGCCATAAAGGCGTTTTCCACCTTTGTGATACTACTGGAAACCGTTTCCGGCATGGCCGCATATTCATCACGTAATATCCCCAGCTGGCTGATTAACGCGGGGACCACTTTATCCGCTGTCAGTTTTCCGTCATCCGCCATTGCCTTCAGATCTTTACGGGCCACGCCCATACCCGCAGCCAGTGCACGTACGATCCGGTCACCACTTTCATTGACCGAATTAAACTCCTCACCACGCAATACACCCTGCGCCAGCGCCTGACTGAACTGGGTGATCACCGAGCCCGCCTCTGCCGTACTGGCACCGGAGATTTTCAGCCCTGTCGAAATGGCCTCCGTCACCTTCAGCACATCATCAGCACTGTAACCATATTCACGCATCGAGGCAGCCGAACGGGCAAACAGGGCCGCATTATCCGAAAATGCGGTGCCTGTCCGCTGGCTGATATCCATCAGCACTTTCTGTGATGACGCAAATTCATCCGATGACTGCGACGCCTGTTTCAGACGGGCATTCACGGAGCTCCATTCATCCGCCAGCGAAATCAGGTGTCCGGTGGCAAAGGCACCGGCAAACGCACCGGTCATTCCGACAGCCGAAGCGCGGATTTCCGTCAACTGGCTGTGCAGCTCAGCCAGAGCCCGGCGCTGCTCCCTGGCTGCCGCAGCAGCCTGACGTCCGCCATTCTGCAGGGTCCGGTAATATTCACTGCCCATACGGGACGCCCGCTGGATCTCCGACTGGAATGACTGTGAATTTGCCGAAATTTTGATAATCAGTTCACGTAACGTCGCCATTCACCTTTCTCCGGGCAAAAAAAACCTGCCACAGCAGGTTTTCATCATTATTTATGACATTGCTGCAAGGCTCAGCGCGTCTTCCAGCGCCGCAAACGGATCCACCTCCGGCTTATCCTCATCCTCGCCCCAGCAGAGCATGGCGTCCTTCAGTGCAACATTCATCCCCTGTGCCCCGAAAACCGCTTTCACGATCTGTGCATTACGGATATCCCCGCGCTCATCACCCAGCGGGGATACCCTGTCGAACTCCATCCACATCATCGCCTCGCTCGCACTCAGGCTGTGCCGCAGTTCGGATAAGGTGCGCCCCAGACGGAGCGCAAGTCGCATCAGAAAGCGAATTTCCGGGCGGGCTACTTTTTTCTGGCCGACTCTGCATCAGCGATCAGTTCCAGTGCCTGACGCAGCAACCGGGCATGTACCGGACCATAGACGGCCAGCACCTGCTCACGGTCGTCCGGAG